CCCTCGAGATAGGCGTATTCGATGGTGTCGATCTGGTTCGGGCTCGCCGCCAGATACCAGGCGGTTTCGCTGGCGGCATCGAGCCGGGGCTCGCTGATCGGTGCCAGCGTGCGGATCGACTGCGGCACGACATTCCCGCTCTGGGCGGGCACGAGGTTCTGGGCGACCAGCTGCTCGGCCTTCAATTCCAGCGCGGCGGGCACGATCAGGAAGGCGGGACGGATGTTCAGCACCGTCTTCTTGTCGAGCCCGGTCTGCTTCGCCATGGCGGCGCGTGCCGCACCGACGCTGCTCACATCCAGCGCCGCACCGGTGCCTGCGAGGTTCTTGTGGTTGGCGTGGAACAGCGCCGTGCCATCGGCCATCGCCGGGTTCGCGGTAATGATCCCCCAGACGACATCGCTTTCCAGCTGGGCGATGGAGTTGCCGTACATCGCCGGGATGCGCGTGAAAGCGTCGAGATCGTCGTTGATCAGCGTCTGGCGGGTGATCGCGACCACCCGGCCATAGGTCTTGACCTTGTAGCTCTCCTTGCTCTCGCCCAGCGTCCCGCGCTTGAACTCGCCGCTCTCGCCGACTTCCAGCAGTTGCGGCGCTTCACCGAGCTGCACCCGGTGCATCGCCTTGAAGTCGGTGGCGAGCACCTGGCGGCAGAAGAGCGAGAAGGTCCGGGGATAGGCCTCGTAGGCCTGCCGCAGGGTCTTGTTGGTGACGGCGGCGAGGATCTCGGGGAAGTCCGAGGTCGAATGCAGGGCGCGGGTCGCAACCTCGTCGCGCGACAGGCCGCGGGTATTGACTCCGACATTGCCGAGGCTTTCGCGGGCGAGTTCCAAGAGCGTCATGCCGCGATACTGACGCGCTGCGTCCTCCAGCGGGAAGAGCGTCGGGCTGTAGCGGTGCAGCAGCGCGTTCGCCACCGCGTCGCGGCGGGTGATGCGCTCGTCGCGCCCGCCGAGCGGGACCGACACCTGGCCGAAGGTCCGGGTTTCGTCCGACTTCGCGACGACCTGATCGAGGATCAGGCGGCGAGCTTCGTCGACACCGACACCGTGCTTCACCAGATCCTCGGCGAAGCTGCGCTCGAGGTTCAAACGGCCCGCCAGATCGTAGATGGTGGAGACGCGGTCGCGCTCCGCCTCGCGGGCGCGGGTAGCGACAGCCTCGGTGTCGGGCGCTTCCGGTTTCGCTGATGCGGACCCTTGGGTCTGGGATTTGGGCTGGTTGCGCGTGTCGGCGGCGTGCGCCTGCGTCTCGGCCGCGCCGGTCCTTTCGTCGGTCATGGTGGTCTCCTCGGTCGCTGCCGTCTCGTTGGTCTGGTCGGCCGGAGCGGCCGGGGTCTTGTCGGTCATCGGGGATGCTCCTTGCTCTGTGAGGGCGTCCCGGCGATGGAGGACGCAATCGTGTTGTTCGCCCTTGGCGCGGAAGCCCGCGGCGGGATCGGCGCCGACCGGCACGGCCGAGATCTCGAACGGGGTCCAGTCGACCGCCCGCCAAAGCTCGCGCTGGCCATCGGGCTTGGAGATGTCGAAGCGGTGGACCTGGTAGCCGATCGAGACGGCCCGGATGTGCCCGGCCTGGATGTCGCGCCAGATCGGCTCGACATCGGCGCGCTCGCTGATCCGGACCAGCGCAATGCCGCGGCCATTCTCGATCCGGGCGGAACCCGGCACGACCGAGCCGATCACCGCGTCGAGCGTGTCGAGCTCGTGCACCTTCAGGAACGGCGCGCCCGCGTTCAGCCGTTCTAGCCGCACATGGGAAGGGTCGAGGCTCAGCTCCTCGTCATAGGGATCGCCGAAGAACCTCGCCCGCCGGACGCGCGCGCCCGCCGACCAGATCACCTCGACCGTGCGTGCGTCGTTGTCGACAGTGTTCGGCGCAAGCTCCGCCGACCGGCGAAGCGCCGGCAGTTCGATCATCGTGTCCATGAAGTCAGTCCTGTTGGGCGGAGTCCGGCTGCCCCGGGTCGGGTTCCGGATTGGTTGCCGGGTCGCTCGCCTGCGCGCTGCCGGTCTTGGTGACGCGGCGGGGATCGCTATCGAGCACCAGCCCGAGCGCGTCGAGCTTGGCGTTGGTCGCGGCGATCTCGGCCAGCACGGCGTCGGGATTGCGGCCCTGCTGTGCGATCACCTCGGCCAGAGTCATGGTGCCCGAGCGGATCGCCAGCAGGTTCGCCATCGCATCCTTCTGCGGATCGACTGCCTCGAATTTCGGCGGCGACCATTCGACCGCGACGTCCGGCGTCGGAATCTGTCCCGCGGCCCATGCGGCTTCGGTGAACCAGCGCCAGACGGGGGCGCAGAGCATCGGGATGAAGAGCTGCCACTGCACCGCGTCGATCATCCTGCGGAATTCGACCAGCCCCGCCCGGATCGAGGAATAGTTCACCTGGGACAGATCCCCGGTCAGCAGCTCGTAGGGTACCCGGAACCCGGCCGAGATCGTGTGCAGGCTCGCGCGCTTGTATTCGCCATAGCCGCCGGTCGCCGCGGGCTGGTTGAAGCGAATGTCCTTGCCGCCACGGGCATAGGCGATCAGCCCCGGCTCGAACTGCTCGACCCGGTTGCCATCGGCATCGACCACGGTGGGCGCGATGCCCTGCTGCGCCTCGTCATCCCCGAAGACGATGGCGGTGACGCAGGCCTCGGTCTTCTTGCGCACGATCTCGGCCACCTCGTAATCGTCGAGATCACGCAGCGCCCGGATGACCGGCGCGCCCCATGGAACGCCGCGCGCCTGCGTGCGCTGCTTCTCGTAGACATGGGCGATATCGGTCGCCGGGACCGGGCGCGATCCGAGCCCACCGTTCAGCGCACCCCACGCGTTGCCCGGGTGCTCGGCATGGAGCCAGTAGGCCCGTCGCTTGCCGACCGGGTCGAACTCGATCCCCTGCACCAGCCGCCCGGCGCCGAGGGCGCCGGATTTCGTGGCATCGAGGAAATCGGCCTCCAGCACCTGAAGCTGCAGCGGCACCGGTAGACCGTCCAAGGATCGCCGCAGGCGACGACGCACCAGCACCTCGCCCGCTTCGATCATCTCCCGGCAGATCAGGGTCTGCAGCCCGTAGAAATCGAGCTGGCCATCCGCATCGCAGGCCTCGGCCCATCGTTCGAAGAGATCGTCGACGCGGCGGTCCAGCGCCTCGTCTCCGCTCGCGGCGCGCGGCATGATCCCCGCGCCGACGATATTGTTCACCAGCACCGCCACGGCCTTGGCCGCATGCGGGTTGTTGCGCACGAGATCGCGCATCCGGTCGCGCAGCAGCGCCCCGGCGACGCCAATCTCGGTATCGGCCGAGGATCCGGGCGCGCGCCAGCCATCGGTGCGACGCCCGCGCGCAGCACCGTCATAGCCCCGCGCGAGAGTCTCGAAGGCCTGCCGCGCCAGCACCCGACGTGCAGCGGCCCGCGGGGCGACCGACGCGATGGCGCGGTCGAACCAGTTCACGGCCATCAGCGATCCCCGCGCGAGAAGCCCGCGAGACCGGCCACCGGCAGCGGCCGGCCGACACCCGCGATGGCGCGCTCGATGGTACGGATGCGGGCGAGCAGATCCTCGGCCGAACCATAGTCCACCGACTTGCCGTCATAGCTGACCCGCGTCGTGCCGCTGGCATAGGCCCGGCGCAGCGCCGAAAGCTCGGTGTCCGTCCAATCGGTCATCAGAACCATCCCTCCCGCCGCCCGAGCCAGTCGGAGCGGCGCTTTCCCTGCGGGGCGTGTCCAGGTCGATTGATCTGCCCGGCGGGATCGCTGTCGGTCGGCGCCGCCCGGAGCTGATCCTCGAGGTCACGCCATTTCTCGTCCGTCCAGCGGTCCGCGCCCGCGATCCAGGCGGCGGCGCGGGCGTAGACCCGGCAATCCAGCGCCTCGTTGCGTTCGCGCAGCTTCTGCCATTCCAGCCGGGCGAAGCCGAGCTTCGTGCGCACCGTCACAAGCTGCTCAGCCACGACCTGCTTCAGCCACTCGCTCTCGACCCATGTCGGCAGGTGGATCGTGCCGGGCGGGAACGCCGCGCCCTCGTCACGTTCCTCGGCCGTCGGGCGCTCCAGCCGCAGGAAGCGGTAGGTTTCGGCCTTGAAGGTCGAGACCGCCACCGTCCAGAGCCGGGCGCCGCGGCGCAGGCGTTTCCCGCCCTCGGTCGCATCGACGAAGGTGGGGCCGGAGACCGGACTAGAGCGATTGAAGCCTTCGAGACCCTTGACCGGCGCGACCTGCGCGAAGCCGACTTTGCGCGACCAGGCGTAGACGGCCGGGGCTTCGTAGCCCGTGTCGATGGCGAGCCGCGCGATCCGAAGGTGCGCGCCGTTTTCATGTGGCCACGACCGGTCCAGGAGTTCCGTCAACTGGTCCCAAGCGTCATGCCGATCCGGCCCGCCCTCGAGCACGACGTGATCGACGAGCCAGCTCTCAAGCCCTCGGCCCCAGGCCCAGACATCGACCTCGATCCGGTCCTTCTGGACATCCGCGCCCGCAGTCAGGAACAGCCCGCCCGCTGGCACCGTGCCTGGCCGCCACGCCTCTCGTCGATCGTAGAGCCGCTGCCAGTCCGGCGCCTCGCCGGTTTCGACCCATGTCTCGCCGAGAATGGTGTTGCGGAACGCCTTGATCGCCTCGTCGGAGCCTTGCGCCGCCTCCCAGCTGCGCACAATCCGTGACCAGCTGAGCCAGCCGACAGGCGAATAGAGCGCCGAGAGGTGGTAGCCGACCGTCGTGGGATCAGCGGCGACAGCGGTCGCCCGCCATTCGCCGCGCCCCAGCATCGCCGTCTTGTGGTGCTCCGCGATGGGTTGATCGCAGCTCTCGCAGAGATACTCCGCCGTCTCCGGCTTGCCCTTCTGCCAGCGCAGCCGATCGAACTTCATCCACTGCATCGCCCCGCAATGCGGGCACGGGACGAAGTAGCGCCGCTGGTCGGACGCCTCGAATTCCCGCTCGATCCGGGAGAGCCCGCGGACCGTCGGGGTCGAGACCAGGAATACCTTGCGCCGGTGGGCGAAGGTCAGCGACCGCGCCTCGGCCAAGGTCACCGGGTCGCCTTCCTCGTCGGCCGAAGCCGGATAGGCATCGACCTCATCAAGGAAGATGTAGCGCGCCGGGGTCGAGCGCAGCCCGACCGCCGAGTTCGCGCCGGTCATGATCAGTATGCCGCCCGCGAATTCCTTGGACAGCATCGTGTTGCCCGCGTCGCGCGACCGCGCGGGCTTCACCCGCTCGCGCAGCTCAGGGCTTTCGTCGATCAGCGGGTCGATCCGCTGGCGCGAGTTGCGCTTGGCCAGTTCCACGGTCGGCTGGACCGCGAGCATGGGGCCCGGGGCCTGATGGATGGCGAACCCGATCCAGTTGTTGCCCGCCTCGGTCGCGCCGACCTGCGCCGCTTTCATGAATACGATCCGCTGCGTGGGGTCGCCGGGCGACAGCCGGTCCATGATCTCGCGCATGTAGGGCGTGCGCGCAGTGCGATACCGCCCGGGTTCGGCCGAAGCGCGGCCCGAGAGCATCCGGTGCCGGTCCGCCCATTCCGAGACGTTCAGATCCGGGTCGGGCCGCAGCCCGTTGCCCCAGGCGCGCAGGATCTCCGCCGCGCCGTCGAAGTCCGTCAGGCCATCGCCGTTCTCACCGGAAGTCGGGCCGGACCTCGGCGAGTTCGTCGAGGTGGGCGCGTACATGTTTCTCCAAGGCCTTCTGCATGGTGGCCGCCTCCACGCCGAGTTCGGCCGCCATCAGCGCCGCCGCGCGCGCCGGCCAGTTCACCCAAGCATCGCGCTCCTCGCGCGCCAGCCGGAGCACGACCGCAACGGCCCGGGCGCGGTCGACGAGTTCTCCCTTGAGCTTCTGAAGCCGGATGCGCCGCTCCTGGGCCTTCAGCACCTCATTCGCGGTCTTGGCCTGCAGGAAGGTCGTGCCGCTGCCGACGGGTGGCGCGGCAAGCCCTTGTTCCCGCAGAGTGTCGCCAACGGCGGACACGGCCGCGTCGGGGACCGGCTTGAGCTTGGATGCCGTGGTGCGCCGGGACTTAGACGGGTCCGTCATCGCCGCCCGGCGTGTATCGCTCGCCTCTGCGTCGATGCTGCCATCCTCATGGAGGACCAGCCGTCCAGCCGCCTTCGCCTTCTGGATCGCGCCCCGCGAGAGACCGACGCGCGCGGCGTATTGGCGCTCGCTCAGCCCCTGCATGGCGTTCTCCGATTATTGTTCAGATTCAAGTGCTTATCGAGTTGATAAGCGGTTCGGACAGAGCGAACGTGGCTTTCAAGACTACGCTGCAACTCGCCACGAGGAGCCACAGAGATGACCCGACACGCCACCGACAACTCGAAGGCACTCGACGCCTTCATCGCCGCCAAGCTGGAGATCGACAGCATGCTGGAACGCCTCAAGGCGCTCAGCGACGACCACTTCGAAACCAATCCCGATGAGATCAACTGGGGCCATGTCGGCTCCCTGAGCCACTACCGCGACAAGCTGCGCGAGATCACCGACATGGCGTTCCGCGAGGGCGAGCACGCCGGGTGAAATCCTGCACCTGCCTGAACTCCGGCCGCGCCGTGCCGCGCGGCTTGGGGTCGTAGAAGGGCCGCGACGGTTGCGGT